CAAATCGGAAGAACAAGGGTATTTTATTTTAAATAAATCTAAAACAGGGGCACTGGGTAGCGATATTCTGATATGGACAAAGGATAAATGTCGTGAGGAGGCTTCAAAATATGAATATAGAATAGATTTCAGGAAAAACTCGGAGAGAGCTTATATGGCAGCATCAGTTAATGGATGGTTGGAAGAAATTTGTCCTCATTTACTTTATAAATATAAAAAATGGGATAAAGAAGAATGTAGAAAAGAAGCTTTAAAATATAATTCCAGAGGCGAGTTTTATTACGGGTCTTGCGGTGCTTGGGATAGAGCCAGAAGGAACGGGTGGTTAGATGAAATTTGTTCACATATGATTCAGGGAAGAAAACCGGATAACTATTGGGATTTAGAGAAATGTAAAGAAGAGGCTACTAAGTACAAGAATAAGAATGAACTAAGGAAAAATAATTCTTACGTTCATGATAAATTACGTAAACATAAATTATTAGATGAAATCTATAAAAAATAACGTAGAAAAATGGCTAATTATTTAAATGATACAGACCTCTTTTATGAAGTGGTTTTGAGCAAGGGTCGCGGCTATCTCACCAAAAAAGCTGAAAGAATGTTTATCTTAATTGGGGAAAATATGATTCGTAAGAAGAATAATATGTATAAAACCCAAGATGATAGAAATGATTGTTTACAAACTGGTCTATTATTCATGTTTGAAAAATGGACAAACTTCAATGAAAAAAAATATAAATTAGCGCTTCCTTATTTCTCTGAAATATTTAAGCGTGGTATGGCCCAAGGCTATAACGAATTAACTAATAAGAAAACTAACCAAGAACGAGTAGTTATGATTAGTCTAGACTCATGCAATGATGGAGAAGGTTTCCATAATATGTAATTTTCATTTTTGGAAGAAAGTGGCTTTTTTTATTTAATATATAATGTAAAGACAAAGTAAATATGAAAGAATTTCCAAGTTTTGTAAATGAACGTAAGGGTATATCAGATATAAACGAAATATATACTGATTTTTTTATTGGATATTATATACAACTTGGATACGGGGAATTTACTATAGAAGATATTGATGATCAAAGATTACCATTAATGAATTCTTTAATGATTATTCAAAGAGGTAAAATTAGCGCTTTGTTCGATCCAACAGAATCATTACTAAGGAAAATTAACGATAAATATTATCTTTATAACGTGATTTTTACAATAAATATAAATGACGAAGATATTTATTTATTAAAGGAATTAATTTCACATGAATTAACTCACTGTATAGAATATTATAATGTATCAAAATGGAATTATGATAATAAGATAAATCATAAAGTATATGAAATAAAACCAAAACACTTATCAATTAAAAAATCAATCACTAGTATTAATATTGAATTGGATAATCCATTTTCTTATTTCAAACATTTAGTATATTTATCATTGGATAGTGAGTATAATTCAAGAGTATCACAACTTTATCAATTTTTAAAATCATTTAATTCAAAAGACGAAATTTTTTTAAAAAATAAAATAAAAGAATCCAAATCATATAATGCTTATTTACAATTAGAAAAATTTAATGTTGATGATTTTATAAAAAAATGTATTAATAAAATTGGATTAATGGGAATTGTTAAAATAACTAAGGATTTGAATAATCAATTAAAAAATAATAATATAAATAAATTAGTATCTTATAATTTTATAAATGATAATGTCATTGATAGTGATGATTTGGTAAATTATTATAGAAAATGGGATAAATTATTCAAATTTAAAAATAAGAGATATATTGAAAATTTATATAGAATGGTAGAAGTTATCATTGATGATACTGGATTGAGAGAAGGATATAAATTCCAACCAAATACATAAGAAAATTATATGGAAAGAGATAAAAAAATTTTATTTAATTTTAGAATTCATAGAGAGCTCTACGAATATCTATTGAAAAAATCAAAAGATAATTATACTACCATGACACAATATATTATAGATTTGATAAAAAAAGATAAAGAATCTGATGAAAAAAGTTTGTAGTAAGTGTGGCGAAGAAAAAGAGATTGTGATTAAAACCACTTCATGTAAAGAAATCTTCAACCATTGTGGAGTAATGACAATTTAAATAAATGGTTAGAATTAAAAAGAAAATTAGAAGAACATGGGATACAGAGCAAAACCAAATTCACCAAAAAGAGCAAATGGTAAAGATAAATATAATCAGGGACAGTATAATCTAATTAATCCTAAAAAATATTTAGGTGATCCTACTGTAATATACTGGAGATCATCTTGGGAATACAAATTATACTTTTATTTAGATAATGAACCTAGGGTTCTCAAATGGAATGTTGAAGGTATGACTATACCATATGAAATTGAAACCAATGGGAAATGGACAACTTGCAGATATCATCCGGATGCCTATGCCGAAATTCAAAAATTAGATGGAACAATTAACACAGTTGCATTAGAAATTAAACCAGAGGCTGAAACTATTCCTCCTGTTTATCCGAAAAGAGTAACTGCTAAATCTCTAGAAAATCACGAATACAGATTAAAATTGTTTATTAGAAATATGTCAAAATGGAAATATGCCAAGGAATATTGTAATAAGAGGGGTATTGAATTTTGGCTTCTTACTGAAAGGTATTTCGATAATCATAGTGTAAAAATATTTTAAAATATGGCTGATACTTTTGGCAAATATTGTAGTGCGTTAATGGGTCAATATAATAATGACATGAAAAGTCTAGTTGAAGATTCCACTAATATAATATTTACATTGGTATTAAAAAATCCAAATCTACAAATTAGAAGAACTCCTAATGGACTTATTCGTTCTGGAAAATTTTACATTATTCAATATAATTACAACGGGAACAAAATATGGTGTCCTATATTTGTTATTGATGATAGGTATAATACAGAGCAACAAAAGAGAATTATATATGCTATGAATTTCGATTATCTTCCTTATAGATATAAGATAGTATATCTTGATAAATTATTTAAAATGTTTGCTGATATTATAGAAAAGAACAAAATAAATAATGATAATGGAAATAATGTAAATGATGAGATTCCATTTAAAGTTAATTTTGAATCTATATACAAGTCTCTTAAATCTAACGGGAATTTTAATTATTGTATAACAGCTTTTGATTATTCTAAAATAGTAGGTATGGATAAAGGAGACCCTCAAATATATGGTGTATCTACAACCATAGTAAATAGATTCATATTCATAGACACTAAAATAATTAATAAAAGAGTTATGATGGACGCTATGAAAGAATCAGATGTTGAAAGTGAAAAGGCTAAGTTGGCAGAGATATTAGCGGCTTATGAGAAAACTGCTTTTGACTATGAAAATGATGTCAAAGAATATTATGAACAGTTGAAATTACTTGAAAACAGGTATAAACTCTATGCAAATCAATGATAAACAAAAATGACAATATATAATTTATATATAGATTTATGAAAACTTTTGAACAATTCAATGAAATCGATCCATATGGTGAAGAAAAATGGGATGCTAAACCACCTAGATACGAAATAGGAGAAAATATATTAATTAAAAAATTGCTTTTTAGAATTGTTAATTGTAGAGAAGATAAAGATGGATTTTATGTATATGATTTAGAAAATGAAAAAAATTATATAACTAGAAGAGAAGATGTATTAAACCATATCAAACATCCTGAATGGTCTATTCGAAAATGTCTTGATCCATCAATTAATTAAAAAATAAATATTAAAAATGGCTAGTTATGATAGATTTAGAGGAAACCAAGCAAACACAACAAATTTTGGATTATTCAATAAAATATTAAGAGGATTATCCACTATGTTTGGTGGGTTAGAGTATAACGATATGCGTATAAGAAATGCGTATTCTATTGGGGTGCACGAAGAAACAACAGATATTCTGTATCAACCAAATAGCTCAAATATGTATGATTTATTTACAAAGAAAACTATAGCACGTTTCTTAGATAAAAAATCAATTGCTTATCTTGATAGAACATATCTTGATAAAAGAAAAATTCTTAGACAATATTCAATCAAAGATGAAATAAAAGATTTTATAACACAAATTGCAGATGAATGTATAATTTATGATGACAATAACAGATTTTGTTATGTCATAGATTTACCAGATAATTATGATCAAACTATTAGACAAAAGTATGGTGAGAATTTTACTAAACTTATAAACACATTTAATTTTAATGAAGGTCAAATTGCTTGGAACTATCTTAAAAATTTATTAATAGATGGTTACATATCTTATGAAGTTGTTTATGATGATAAACAAAAGAACATTATCGATTTAGCTCCAATTGATCCTATTACTTTAATTGTTGCTACTGATCCGAACACAAACACGATGATTTGGATTCAACATCCAGACAATCCAGCACTCAGAAGAATATTATTAGATTCTCAAATTATTTATATTTCTTATTCTAATAATAATGAATATGGTGAAACATCATATGTTGAAAATTTAATTAGACCTTACAATCAATTAAAAATGATTGAGCAAGCTAGATTACTTTACAATATAAATCAAGCTTCTATTTACAAAAAGTTTGTTATTCCTGTTGGGGGTTTAACTCGTCAACAAGCTGAGCAACAAATATACGAATTGATGAGTGAATATCATGATGATGTTCAATGGGATGAGAGAATGGGAACAGTTTCTATTAATGGTCAGACAGACATTCCATTTAGTAAGGACTTCTGGTTCCCAGATGGAGCAGCTGGAACACCCAACATAGAAATATTACAACCAACTCAGGTTAATTTAAATGAGGATATAGTTCTTCAATGGTTTTATAAAATTTTAAAGAGAGCTAGTAAACTTCCATTCCAAAGATTTGATGAGGATAATGGTGGTGGTTCATATGCCTATGATTCTACAGCAGCAGTTACAAGAGATGAAGTGAAATTTAAAAATTTCATTAATAGAGTTAGAACAATTTTCAAAGAAATTTTAACAAAACCTTTGAAAATTCAGATGATATTAGATTTCCCCGAATTAAAAGATGATGTTGATTTCAATGATTCTATAAAATTGGAATTTATTTCAGATACTATGTTTGAAGAATGGAGACATTTAAAGAACATGAATGAAAGAGCATCTATTGCACAAACTTTAAGTTCTTCTTTACAGGATGCTGAAGGTAAACCTTATTTAAGTATTGAATGGATTGTTCGTCATATTATGAAATTCTCAGATGCTGATATTGAAGAAAATAATAAATATAAAGCATTAGAACGTCAAAGAACAGGCGGTGCTGGCGGAGCTGGCGCCGAGGGTGGTGAAGCAGGATTCGGTGGCGGTGCCGACTTTGGTGGCGGTGCCGACTTTGGTGGCGGTGGCGACTTTGGTGGCGGTG